GTGATGAATTTGATTGAGAGCGGGGATGTTAGCTGGAATGACGCGGACGTCGCCAAGACGCTTAGAGACGCGATAAGGGGGCGGTCACCGAAGGATAATCACCAAGAAATTGCACGGAATCGGAAAAAGTCCCGAAATGATGTCCCGTCGGCACGTTTGACACCGGCAGAACGGGCAAGAATTCCGCAAATACGGTTTGAACTGGCGCAGAAGGGCATTACTGCCGAACGTTGGGAACTAAAAGCCTTAACTCGAGGGGCGACAGTAATCTTTGGCGACCAGTCGTTTGTATATCCACCGATAGTTGAGTGGCCGGGTTTTAGCCAATAATCATCATCTGCTAATGAATGTTTCGTTATCATGTGGGAGACTATTGCGCGCAGTATGTACATGATAATTAATTCATTATGGGGATTGTTTTGGAGCTAATACTTTCATTCGTTTCTTTTGTCGCCTTTGTGGCGTTCGTGTTGGGTTTAATCAAACCTCAATGGGTAAGAATGCCGAGCCGGAAACGTTCAAGTGCTATATATGGATTTTCTTTTCTGCTCGTCGGAATGTTGAGTGCAATACTATATCCATCACCACGGCAAGAAGTGACAGTGAAATCCGAAATTGTAGAAGAAAAACCGGCAGCGTTTGAGTATGCGGATTTAAAGCTGATTGAGTATCGTCGAAAACCGCAGGCAGACCGTCACGGAATCGTCAGCGATTACGTCAAATTTAAGGGGATACCGGCGAGCGATGGTGCTGGGTTCTACGCCTGTTTAAGCCAGTACAGCATCACGAAGTCAGAGGAGTTACCGCTCGGCGAAGTTCTTGGATGGTGTGATGCCGGTTATCAAAAAGACCCTAAATCGATGGCTGAATATACCAACCTTGATGCGTTCCAGAAGAATTTTAGCGGGTGGGATGGTTCTTATCGCCCGCTTGAGAAGCTGATTAAGAAAAGCATGAATGATGATTCATCGTATAAGCATGTTGAAACGATGTCGCATCTTGTCCTTGGGAAAGATCCTCACGCAGTGGTCAAGACCAGATTTAAGGGGACAAATGCCTATGGTGGTGTTGTTACTCAGACTGTGACAGCGCGCATAGATATTAAGACCGGTGATGTCGAAAAAATAATTGAAGAATAGTACGTTATAAACTTCCGCGCCCTTTGGTGGCACAGACCTTGCGGGCGGTGTTATGTATTTTATGTATAAGGAAAAATAGAATGCCTATAGTTGAATTTGATGAAAATATGGTCGCTAGGATTGCCGAGGAAGACAGGTTGTTAGCGGAGCAAGTGAAAATTGTTGACGGAGATATCGTTTTTAACGTTGCAGGTGAATACAAAGTTCCAATGCATACATGTAGAACTCACGCGGAGGTGCTCGATTGGGTGGAGCATCTGGCAGATAAAACATGGATGAATAACAAAATTATGCTGCGTTTTATTATGTTTGCGCGCGGTGTAATTGAGGGGAAGGTAGAGTAGTTTTATCTGCATGCAAGTGCATCAATTTGCATTTGATTTTCTCATAAAGATATCGAAAGCCGCGCCAGTACTGGCGCGGCNNNNGCGGGGATAGCATTGCGCGCAGGCATGTATTTAATTATCAGAATTGACGGCGTCAGCACGTCGTGGTGGCGTTCTGTTGCGCTGGTTTGAGTCGCGGGTATGTACGAGAAAGCGTGCCGTGGTGGGCGTGAGAGGGCGTTTGGTGGCAGGTATAAAAAGGCCGCCAATCTGGCGGCCGGTTTATCATTCGTCGTCGTTTTCGAGGTTGTACTTTTTAAACCGGATGACCTCGACGCCGACCCAGTCGTTCACCTCTTTGATGCGCTGCTGGAGCGGTGTCAGCTCATTACGGACAAATACTCGCGCGGCCTTCTCCACGTCACCCACTGACCCAACGTTCTCCGGCTTGCCGCCCATCAGTTGATAGGGGATGCGGTGAGCGTCCAGCAGGTCGGCGGCGCTGACCTTTTTGATGTTGAAGAAATCATCCTTTGTCGCCACCTCGCTGAGCGGCACAATCTTGATACCGTCGGGCTTCCCGTTCGGCGCGTAGAAGAACAGGTTTTTAAAGTTCCCCATGCCTTTAGAGTCGCTCATCGCTTCGCGCAACGCCTCAACATCGGTATTGTTCTGCGCAGCGTCGGTCACATACATGATGTAGCCCGCGTGCGCGCCGTTCTGGTAATACTTGCGGCGGAATAGCGTGGCGGACTCGTTCAGCCACGCGGAATTGAGCGCCGAAAGATATTCCGGCATCCCATACAGCTCTTGATTGATATCCGGCTCCAGCAGGTGAAAAACGCTGTCAGGCGCGAACGGGTGCGGCTCAGCGAACGATTGCACGAACCAGTAAACGCTCGGGTCAACGCCACGCCGGGTGTATTTGGCCGGGGAGGTCTCCAGCTTCAACAGCTTGCCGGTCACACTGAAGCGTTTTTCTAAAAAGGCGTTGCCGAACACCAGATAATCCAGCACAAACCGGCTGAAATCCTGCTGTGACAGCAGCGGGTGCGGGATGTAGGTGCTCGCCAAAATATTGCGCTTCACGTAAATGGGTGAGCTGTGATGCACGGCGGCGCGCAGGCTTTTTGCCAGCCCGGAAAAGCTGACGGGCGGCTCAATCCATTTACCGTTACCGACGCATTCCGTGTAATCCAGAATGTCACGGCGATCCAATACGGCCGACGGCTCACCAAAGGTGAACGCCTGCATTTTCTGGTCCGCCTCGGTGGCGGCCAGATTTCCTTTTGCCTTGCGGCGATTGCGTTTGCTCATCGGTTGAAGTCCAGAATGGATTTAGACGGTTGGCCGTTGGCGGCGGTCAGCGGTTCATTTAACAGGGCGTGCATGGTGGCCCACGCGACATCGGCGTGACTGGCTTCTTCGCTGCGGCTCGCTTCGTAGGTCATGCCCCTGCCGCTGGCGGTCATGGTTTTGCGGATGGCCATAAACGATTTTGTGATGTCGGTATACGCGGTGTCGTATTCGAGCCTGCCGCTGCCGATGGTGTCTTTCGCCTTCAGTACCATGGCGGTCTTCACCTCGGCGCTGTAGCGGATTTCGCGGGCGGCCGGGTAGAACGCGCGCACCAGTTGGAAAACGCCTTGCCCGATGCCGGTGGCGTCGATACCGATGTATTCCACGTTGTATTTTTCGGTCAGCCTGCGGATAGATTCGGCCTGCGTGGCGAAATCCATGCCTTTCCACTGGTGGCGCTCCAGTATGCGGAATTTGCCGCCGGTGACCATCGGCGGGGCCAGCACCACGCAACCGGCGCTGTCGCCGGAATGCGCCGCGTCATACGCTCGGCGACAGTCTGGATGCCGCGAAGCTGGAAAACGTCACGGTGGCGGCAGCGCTAACCGAAAGTCGCGCGGCTATCGCTGCGCTACAGGATAACGCTCTGCGCAACGAGCGCGAACAGGTCATGTTGCGCCAGCGCATCGCCGCCGCTGACCAGTTGGCCACCCGCCGCAATCACACCATTACGAGGCTGCTCAATGAAAATGAAGCGCTGCGCCGCTGGTATCAGTCTGCTTTGCCTGATGACGTTATCCGGCTGCATACCCGCCCCGACTTCGCCACCCCCGACGATTATTTACGCTGGCTGTCCGAAAGTCAGCAGTTGCCCGCTGCCCGGCAGCAACCCGAAGACCAACGGTGAATTAAGCGCCGATATCTTCAATCTTGAGCGCGCGCTGGCAAGCTGTGCGCTTCAGGTTGAGACCGTGAAAAAGTGTCAGGAGGAACTCGATGTTAAAGCCGAAAAGTCTGCGCAAAGCGCTTTATGACGCGGTGCCGAAGCTCAGGGCGAACCCGGATATGCTGCGCATATTTATCGACAGCGGTGTCATCGGGGCAACGTTGGCCGCCTCACTGTCATTTGAGAATCGCTATACGCTCAATGTGATAGTCGAAGATTACCCGGACGATGTGGATTTGCTGCTGGTGCCGATTGGGGCGTGGTTGCGGGAGAATCAGCCCGATATCATGACCACGGACGAGGGCAAGAAAAAAGGGTTCACCTACTTCGCCGACATCAACAACGACGACAGTTATGACATCAGTATCAGTCTGCAGCTGACCGAGCGCACGCTGGTGAAGGAGGTTGACCGGGCGCTGCATGTGTCCCATGTGCCGGAGCCGCCGCTGCCTGAGCCGGTAGCGCGCCCAATGGAGCTTTACATTAACGGTGAGCTGATGAGCGCGTGGGATGAATGAGCTTAAGCCTTTTGATGACAAACTCGCCGGGTTGATTGCCGGGCTATCGGCTTCCAGCCGTCGCCAGCTGGCGGCCGAGATTGCCAAGCGGCTGCGCACCAGCCAGCAGCAGCGCATTAAGCGCCAGCAGGCACCGGACGGCACACCGTATGCCGCCCGTAAGCGGCAGCCGGTTCGTAACAAAAAGGGGCGAGTTAAGCGCGAGATGTTCGCCAAACTGCGCACCCATCGCTACATGAAAGCCAAAGGCACCGCTGATGAGGCGCTGGTCGAATTTGCCGGACGCGTGCAGCGTATAGCGCGGGTGCATCAGGAGGGGTTATATGATCATGCAAGTCGTTTTTCGAGGTTACTAAAGTATGAAAAACGTGCACTTTTGGCTGGGAGCCAACTGAGGTTAAATTTATTGGCAATATTATCATTAATTATCTTGACTCTTAATTTTTCAATATTACAATCTGTTTCAGAGGTGGTATTCGCCTCTTGTGCTCTTTAGATATGTCAATTTCAATCAGGAACCGAAGCCTAGGCGATCCGAAAGGATCATGACCGGTCATGCGGGGGTATCGTGCGATTTCGTGGAAGATCTATTCTGCGTATAAATTCGTCGCGCATACAACCGACAATTGTCTGGCGAAAAGGTTAGGAGTTATTCAAGTCGATTATTTTATCCTGATGTGGATCCTTGGTCTGGCCGTACATGTGTACGATTGAACTGGGAGATACGGAAATGTTTACATTCAAACTAAAATTGACTATCAACAATAATAAGAGCTTGGTGCAAAATCTTCGAGAGAGGAATTGTACGACAAAGCAAATTGACTTGAATTCACGAAGCAGAGTGGCTACGTTTGTGGAACTTGCTCCGTGGGCTAGTTTGATAGTGGTTGTTATTGAATTACTATCAAAATTTAGTTAACTCCTAACCACTTTTCCACTCTAATACATTTGGAAAGGTTATGGACAAACCCAATTATCCACATTCCCCCATCGCTTCTATAGATGCCTTGGCTCGTTGCTTAGGTGTCGCATCAACTAAGCTGTTGTCAATTTCTAGAGATATAGATAATTCATACTCTGAATTTATTATAGAATCAAAAGGAAAAGACCGTACAGTATATGAACCAAAGTTCGAGTTAAAGAGAGTCCAAAAGAGAATAAATCAGAGAATATTCGAAAAGGTTAAATATCCAATATATCTGCATGGTGGGATTAGAGACTCCGATAATAAGCGTGATTACGTGGAAAATGCGCGAATACATTCAGCTAGTGGCTGTAAGACTATTATCGGCCTTGATGTAAGGAACTTTTATGACAACATAAGGGCGGATAAAGTCACCCCAATATTTAAGTTGCTATTTAAATTTCCAAATGATGTATCTGAGCTTTTGACAAAATTAACCACATATAGAGGAAAGGTTCCTCAAGGTGCATGTACCTCATCATACATAGCTAACCTTGTTTTCTTTAACTCAGAATACACAGTGGTATCGAGACTTAGAAGCCTGGGTGTTAGTTATACACGGCTATTAGATGATGTAACTTTATCATCACCAAAGGAGCTATCGCCAGAGCGAATTAGTGAGTGTATCAGAAGTGTGGTTGCTCTATTCAAAAAACATGGCTTAGAACATAATAAAAAGAAAACAAGAATTGAGAATAAAAACAATAATGCTCAATCTTTTATTGTCACAGGCCTCTGGGTTGGGCATAAAACACCAAAAGTGACCAGGCATGAGCGCAGATACATAAGAGCTATGGTTCATGCATGCGAACGCTTATATCTGGATGATAATTCAACTGATGCTTATCATAGTATTTGGAACAAAACATCAGGGCTTGTTGCAAAATTAAATAGACTAGAGCAATCAAATCACAAAGGTCTTAGAGAAAGATTAAATAAAATTTTGCCAGTATATGACGAGGCCGCAAGACGGAAGATAATATTAGACTGTAAAAGCTTATTGAAGTTGAATGCGGCGAGCTTGACTTATGGTCAATTGACTAGGCTGAATTTGGTTTATTCTAAGTTGGGAATTCTGTCTAGAAGTTTTCTTTTTGAATCCAGATTGTGGCGCCGGCGGTTAAATGCACACTTTAAGAATAAACCAAAGAAAAGTGAGGTATGGTAGATGTCGTTTCAAGTGGAAATTCATGATGGCGTTGTAAAAACCTTTAATTCTTTTAAGGGATTTGGGTTTATCACTAGAGATAAAGGCAAAGATGTATTCTTTTTTTATGAGGAAATAGTTGGGGAAGATAAATTCTTAAATATTGGTGATAGGGTTAGGTTTACCATTGAGAAAAAATCCAAAGGACCTAGAGCCTATAACATCGAAAAGCTACCATCAGAGTGATTTGTACTGGGGGATTAGTGTGTTGTTTCACCCTCTAACTAATAATCAGCATAGCTTGGTGTGGTTAACTCCAGCATGGTACCTTGCTATCAAAATAACAGATTAAGAAGCTGACAAAGGCGGGATGATTACTCGTTGAGACACATTCTCCTGTAAGGAAACACAGCATGTATAAAGAACTTATAGAGCAGAGCCTGAATGAGGCAAAAGCCGCCAGAGCTGCGCTAAGCAAGATTAACGGCATAGTTGTCGGGAATATACATAATCATGATCGTGGGCTATATCTCACTAACTATGCCAATTTACTCCTGAACAGGCAGATAGACATCTTTGATGATGGGCTTCTCCTCCTCGAAAACGAACGATACCAGTCCGCTTGTACCGTTAGCCGTGGGATGATTGAAACACATACTTTCTCACGGCTCTTAAACAAGAAAGTTGAGAAGATCCTGACTAACCAAAGTGGCCACGAAAGTGTAGATAAAGCACTAGATGTCGTCCTGGGCTTTACGAACAGTTCCCGATTTAAAAAGTCAGAACAAGAAAAGATTCAGAAAGGAGTATTTGACCCGAACGACTACATGTTTACTGGAGAGGCTACACATCGTTTTAAAAACCTACTTGCTGTTAGTCAGCATGTGATGAACGCTTTACGCGACCTCTATGAAGATGAGATGAAGCAGACCAATCAGAGAGAAAGCAATTTTGAGCTAACGTATGACATACTTAGCGAATATGTTCATCCTTCACAAACGAGCATCTACCAATATTACACACCTGAAACCCACATAGTCCCCACCTCAGTTGGAAATATTCATGCTTATGAGTCTGCTCAGCTACAATGTGCGAGAGCGCTACACTTCATAGTAGATGCGAAGAATCAACATTATTGGTCTTCACAGTTAGCAAGTGAGCTGACTAAACGCAGTTAAGAGCAAGAACTAAGCCCTTTAACAGGCTTTTTATTTGAAAAATATCTTTGTATGCTGTGAATGGCATGAGTCCCTTTGAACATTTTACATTGATGTTAGCAATATCTGCTTATGGCACGAAGTGGACAAGTTACCTAATCTGAAGGTCCGCTGTGAGCGAGGAGCGGACGTTATGAGGATGAACATTTGCGGAAGGTCGACTATCATTGTCATTGCTCATGCTTGTTATTTAAACTACGAAATTCTTAATAATTTATGATTATTTCATTGTAGTGATGAATTTATTGATATATAAATGGTTGGATTCAATCTGTCTCATCACTAAAATGTTTTATTTATCTCAATTGTGAAAGGAGAGTGTCTTATTTTATATAAGCCATAATTTAAAGTCTGAAGACCTACTGTCAAATTAAAAAATAAGATACAGTATAAGCGAAGGCCTCTCCCTAAATTGATAAGTTTTACATAACAAAGGCATAAAATAAGAACCATTAAAAAATGGAGGATCTCTTGGAAAACAAGTTAAAAGTAATCGAGTTAAACAGTCTTGACAGGTTTCGTACTGATTTACTAAAAATAACAGATCCAAAAAGGGTGGAGGAACTGCTGAGGTGGTATCTGAGAACGTACGGTGGTATTAATTTCAAATTTGGCTATGACAGACCAATTTTCCGGGCAAGAAAGTGTTTCACGGAGAATGGATATGATAATATCAGTGAGATATACCCACCGCCGCCGGAAAAATGTAAAATAGGCCGAATGAATGAGGAAGGAAAAGCAATTTTCTATGGTGCCTATAGCATAGGTACCGCTTTGGCTGAGATTAATGCGCAGGAGGGGGAGTATGTTCAAATAGCTCATTTTCAGTTGCCAGATAAAGCAGATTTTGGGATAAGGTGTTTTGCAATAGGTGAGGTATATAACGCGTACCACGGGAATAGCACTATTTCAGTAAGTGTATTTGATGAAATTCGTGATTTAATCCATAGAGTTGGGAGTGATGATATTCATGCTCTTTTGTCATATCTATATATGGATGCGTTTTCCGCAGAGCTATTAAATAGTACCCATGCGCATGAGGTTAATTATCTTTACTCAAGAGTCTTTAGTCGACTTCTTCTTGATAAGCACCCAGGCGCTGATGGTCTTATTTACCCTAGCGCTAAAATAAAAGGGACAGCCAACATTGTTTTGCGTCCAGAAATTGTTAAGTCGAAAATGAGATTAGTTTCTAATGTCGTATTAAAAATTAAAAAGATATATCCCTATGGAATAGTTGACTTTAATATATTGAAAACTTCTAAAGGCCATGCTTTAGATGGAAATATCATCTGGTAGAAAATTTTGCTTAGTAATAATCGTATTTCTAACTAAAGAATCGATACTAATGTACTAAACACTACCTAGCTGTCAATGGGCTGAACATGTTCCAGTAGAAGACGTTCTTCTTGTAGTTAGAGTATCCCTAGATAGCAAGTCAAGTAGCAGCCAGACATAATGATCACCTAGTTCACTCTCAGCAATGAGCGGACGTGCGTCTTAAAGGAATGTTAAAAAGTAATAAATATTACTATAGAAATAATTCTAGTAAGCACAAGGTATTTTAACATACCTTGTGCAAAGTATAATTAGATGGGAGAGTTCATACTGTCAGGTGAAGTCACGACTAAATGTGTTTTTGTTAACCTTTCCACTGCAAGTTTAGGCAATACGCTATCAAAAATAGCCAAGTAATTTTCCAATAGGGAGTTAATATAATCAAGTTTACCATGTTCTATCTCATACCATGTTTCTGGTAGATACCTGACTATAATACTTAGCGTGTATAACACAACCAAGTGTAAGATAAATGGGTCTTGAGTACCCCAGAAAGGTACAATCGCGCTTGTCCCACAATAACCAGATTTATGCGTTAAGACATGATCCCACCATAACTCACCTTCAGGATGATAAACTTTTCCGACGAAATACATTTCGTCAAATTTAGTTATATTTTCTTTGGATTCTTCCTCAATATCTTTAATTCCTAAATTATAGGAGTTAAGTTCATCGGCAGTTACTTGAGCACCTTTTGGATAAATAGCCGCATATGTAAATCCTGAAAACTCTTGTTTATTTTGCGATGGTGACCTCTTTGTTCTTAAGAGCATATTTCTGCTTGCATGCCCAATTTGGAATGAAAGTGGGTTTTCACCAAGTGTTTCTTTTAATAGCGGTCTTAACTCCGGAATTCTTCTTAATAAATCAGTCAAGGTATATGTACATGACGCCTCTAATTCCTCATCATTTCTTGGGCGTCGCTCTGCCGCATATTTTTTTATTTCTACCCCTATTTTTTCGCATATGCATAAAAATGCCCGCCTCGAACACATCCAATTTTAATGTTATCAGGAAAGGTTGAATTGTCAATAATCTGAGTAAACAATCCGTGTCCTGATTCAGTGTGTTTTTGTACTGCTTTTAAATCATCTTTAGGATCTCCAGATGAAATCTGTTCAGCCAAACTCACTTGTAATAAAGCGTAGTACCGAGAGAGGATTTTTGAATTTAGCCCACCATTTTCTGTTTCCCAATAACCAATAGCACTTCTTATAGCGGAGGACATTCCGATTGATTTATTGATGTATTCATTTTCTTGCAGTGATGGGTGATTTTTTTGGATTATTTTTTTACAAAGTTGCGAGCTTGTGAGTCGTTTCAATCGCAACCAGATTGCTCCGCTAACGTCCGCTGCAACAAAGCGTTCTATTGTTTTCTGTGAAGACATCGCTGTTCCTTAGTATCTTTGACGGCCTGTTTACCAGCACATCATAAAACAGTATGACATAATGTTAGCAATGTCCGCTTTTGGCACAGAGCTGCCTGACAGATTAGATTGGTTCTGTGCCATAGATGTGTCAGGTCAAATCTGAGGACTTATTAGGATCAGCTACATCTGACGAAGTACGCATCATATCGTTGTTTCCCCTGCCAAAGCACGCACGTCAATTGCCGCTGGATCTCTTCAGCGGCATCCTTTCCACCATGAACACACTCGAATCGATTTCAGAACTCGCTCGCGCTGTGCGCGACCTCATTCGCATAGGCGTCATCGTAGACGTTCAGTACGCTCCGCCGCGCTGCCGCGTTCAATTGGGTGGCAACCATCGAGCGCACCATTATGAAGCCCGGCCATGTGGTGCCGGTATTGCCGCACCCAAACAATTACGGTCAGCAAAGCATGTTGATGTAACCGAACGAAGAAGCCCCGGAAATCCGGGGCTTTTTTTCGAAGTGTGGTCAATGCGTGGACACGCTTAGAAGTAAATCCTTTTACTTCAAATGACTAATGTATCTTTGCGAGGCCGCTTCGGCGGCCTTTTTTATCTCCGCAATTTCCCCTCTCGTTTAACCTTTGTGTAAATTATTGTGGTTTTTTGTATAGATTTTCGTTGAGTTAGCGTTAATGATTAATGGGTTCCAGATTGGCGCGCAACTTGCGTGCGCCGCCAAAAGGACACTATCTGGGGTGTGCGCCGCGCGGCGCATTGAGCGTGAGTTCCTTGATGCGATTCAAACATGAAATATATCATTCTGATTTTGCTTATTTTATGCGTCGTCTATGTGCATTACCGCGGGCGGGTTCGCTACAACGTGTGGCGACAGCTGTCTGACCATTCCACCTTTACCGCACCGCTGAACGTCTTTATGTACCTGTTTTCCCGCGTGCCGACCACGCCGTACCTGAAGCCGGAGCAGTTCCCTGAGCTGGCGGTACTGCGGGAGAATTGGGAAACCATCCGCGACGAAGGACAGAAGCTGATGGAGATCCAGCAGATCAAAGCGTCCGATCAATTCAACGACGCCGGGTTCAACTCGTTCTTCAAGACCGGCTGGAAACGCTTTTATCTGAAATGGTATGAGGACAGCCATCCTTCCGCCATGACCCTGTGCCCGCAGACCACGGAACTGCTGCGCAGCCTGCCTTCGGTCAAGGCGGCGATGTTCGCCGAACTGCCGGACGGCAGCCGTTTGCCGCGCCACCGCGATCCTTACGCCGGTTCGCTGCGTTATCACCTGGGGCTGATTACCCCCAACGATGACCGCTGCTTCATCGAGGTGGACGGCGAGCGCTACAGCTGGCGCGACGGTGAAGGCGTGATGTTCGATGAAACTTACCTGCACTACGCGGAAAATCAGAGCGGGCAGAATCGTCTGATCCTGTTCTGCGACATCGAACGGCCGATGCGCTACCGCTGGGCGCAGGCGGTGAACCACTGGCTGGGGCGCAATCTGATGAGCGCCGCCACCGCGCCGAACGAAGAGGGCGATCGCACCGGCGGCGTCAACAAGATGTTCAAATACATCTATGCGATACGCCGGGTGGGGAAACGCCTGAAGGCCTGGAACCGCACCGGTTATTACATCATCAAGTGGATTTTGTTCGGGGGGATCGCCGCGGCGATATTCTTCTCGGTATAA